AGTCCGGCGCGATCGCATGGAACAAGCTCGGCTCGGATATCGACATAACCCCGCTCGTATCCACCACATTGGCGCTCTACGGGGCGTTCACCACGAAACGGCATCCCGGAAGACGACAGGAGGTGATGGTCTGATGGTCTTCTACATGGCAGACGGCACCACGGTAAGCACGGCACCGAAATTCACCGGCAGCAGCTACCTAGACACCGCCAGCGGGAACGTCGGCACCATTCTTGGCGTCGACGAACGAGGACATGCCCATCATCCAAGAACTGCTGCGCGTATGGCGACGAGAAATACCCGCGTAACCTAATCCGCGGAGCCTACTACGACTGCAAGGAACGGTTCAAGGACTTCGGAATCTCCATACCCGACCAGATCAAAAACAAGGTCGAGGCAATGATCGGATGGCCCGAACTCGCCGTCCGATCATTGAGCGACCTGAGCGACCTGGAAGGATTCAGCATCTCCGGCGACGACACGATGGGCATCAACGACCTGTTCGAGGACAACCAGCTGGATGTCACCGCATCCGAACTGATCGTATCCTCATACAAGCACTCATGCAGCTTCCTGACCATCGCCGCAGACCCGGAGGATCCGGAACGAATCAGCATGATCCCCCGTTCCGCCGACTGGTCCGCGGGAATCTGGGACAGGCGCAACCACCGCCTGGCCGCCGCGCTGACCATCACCGAGGATGACAAGGACGGACGGATCTGCTCGTTCAACGTATGGCTCCCCGGCAAGGTCTACGAATGCTCAGGGCGCCCACTGCCATGGCGCGCGGAGAAAATCGAAACGAACTTCGACCAGCCGACGGTCGTCGCGCTCGCCTACGACAGGCAGATGGACCGCCCGTTCGGCCACAGCCGCATCAGCCGTTCGCTCATGAGCCTCGTGGACGCCGGATTCCGCACCATGGTCCGCATGGAGGCATCGGCCGAATTCTACTCCGTTCCCAAACTCTGGTTCATCGGCGCGAACAAGGACGCGTTCAACAGCAACACGTGGAAGAGCCTCATCCAGGCGATCAACGCCATCAGCGCCGACGAGGACGGCAACCTGCCCCAACTACAGCAGGTGCAGCAGGCGTCCATGGCACCCCATTCGGACATGCTCAAGACCATGGCCATGCTCGTCGCCTCGCAGACCCGCGTGCCGGTCGACTACCTGGGCATCACACTGGACAATCCGACCAGTGCCGAGGCGATGGCATCAGCGGAACGACGCCTGACCCGCATCGCCGACAAGCAGAACGTGGCCTTCGGACGCGAACTCAAACGCGCCATGGGCATCGCCGTGGCACTGCGCGAAGGCACGAACTCGATACCCGACTCCATGCGCGACGTACACCCGGTATGGGCCCCCACGAAGGAGATCTCCGACGCGGCGCGCGCCGACGCGTTCACGAAGATCGCCGACAAGGTCACCGGCTACGCCGACTCCGACGTCGGACTCGAACGACTCGGCCTGAGCCGTGAGGAAATCACCCGCTTACGCGCCGACCAGCAACGCCAGCGCGCTAAGGAACAGATCGATCAGCTAAAGGCTCGCCTGGCATCGGCCGGCGGCGAGGAGGTTCAGGATGGAACTCAACAGCCTGAACATACCGGAGACGAACAGGAGAGATCTTCAACGGCTGCTTGACCAAGCCTATGCGGGATACGTCGCCGACCTTGATGCATTGGCAGACGAAGCGGCTGACGCTATCGAGGCGCAGTACCGCTCCAACCCGTTGTTCATGCGCGATGTGGTCGAGGACTACTCGAGACAGTCCGCGCAGCTGGCTGACGATTATTTCAGCCAGCTACGCGCTATATGGGCCGAGCAGTCAGGAGTGGATCTGCCGGAGTTCGAACACCCGGATTTGCTTGATCCAAGCGAAGTCCTCTACCGCATGAACGGCGGTTTCTCCGGAACTGACTGGAATGGTCTCAACTACTCCGACCTCGTCGCCGGACGCAGCAATGCCGGATTGAGCGTGGACAGTCTGTGGCCGGAGTTGAAGACCATCGATGACTGGCAGCAGCTCATTGGTGACATGGTCAGCACATCCGCCAGGCTTATGACCATGCGTGACATGCATGCCGACCCCACAAAACCAAAATGGGCGCGCGTGCCACGAGGCAGCGATCCATGCGCGTTCTGCGTCATGCTCGCCACCCGTGGCTTCGAATACCTCAGTGAAGAGACGGCCGACTTCGGCCCCACCTTCCACAATGGCCACTGTCACTGTGATGTCATCAGCAGCTGGGGAAGGCAGAAGCTCAAAGGCTTCGACCCCGACGGCATGAGTGAACGCTGGGAACAATGCAAGACGGCCATCGAGCATCGTCTTACCCACGACGAATACCTGAGAACCCGCAGTTCGCCGGACCAGAAGTTCGGCAACTGGAAACGCAACCAGATACTCGCCGAGATGCGCTGGCGCGACCGAGAATGGCTCCACAGCGGCGCAGAGCCACTGATCAGCTTCCCAAGTGATGGGATGCGTGAGGAAACCGAGAAGGCAAGACCGCAGGAGATACGAACGGCCCAGAGACTGCGCAGACATGGAATCGTCCCGGCCTTTCAGATCGACCATCGTGAAGCGAAGGATCCAGACACTGGGCGTATGCTCCTGATCGGCTTGTCTGATTTGGAAGGCGGCATCGAGCTCAAGACGCCTCAATCAGCAGACAAATTCCGCACTATCGACGGATATATGGGCAGCGCGTCAAAAAAGCCGGATTGCAGACGGCTGATCATCGACAATTCCGAAAACGACAACATGAGCGATGAGGAACTCATCGGAAACATCATGAAAAGTCATCGTTTCAAGAATGGGATCGTATACATCCTGAACAAAAAAGGACAGTTGCTGAGAATCAAGTAAGCGCCGCTGAAACTACCAAAAAGGGCGGTAACAAGGGCGCTTACATATCCATTCTATCACCTTTTGGTGGATTGCCGGAGCAGACGAACGGACCCGACTGTAAATCGGGCGCATTTTGCCACGCGGGTGCGAATCCCGCATCCACCACTCAACCGGCCCTCCGGCCGGCGGCGACCATGCGCCGCATCGCGTGGGAGGACCATACAGCGCACCGTGGCGCGGTCGAACTCGAATCCACGGGAAACAGCAAGAAGGAGCACGACATGTTCAACAGATTCCGATTCCCGGCCCGTGTCCGTCTCATCGACGGCGGTTCCGGCGAAGGCGGTTCCGGTGAAGGCAACGAGCCCGAACCGAAATCGTTCACCCAGGAGCAGGTCGACCAGATCGTCGAGAGAAGACTGGCCAAGGAGCGCGGCAAGTACAAGGACTACGACGAGCTCAAATCCAAGGCCATGAGACTCGACGAGATGGAGAACGCGGGCAAGAGCGAGCTCGACAAGCTTAAGGAATCGAACGCCGCATTGCGCAAGCAGATCGACGATGCCGCTGCCGAGAAGCAGCACGCCGAATGGGTGTCCGAAGTCGCCAAAGACAAGGGCGTCCCGGCCGAACTGCTCCGCGGCGGCAGCAAAGAGGAACTCGAAGCGCACGCGGACCTCCTGCAAGCGGCACTGCATCCGGCATCCAAGCCGCCGCAGGTGAGGAACCAGACAGGCTCTCCTTCGCACCAGAACAACAAGGACGCCGAAGAGCTCTCGTACATCCATCAGCTCCTCGGCAGATAACGACTGAAAGGACAAGCCATCATGGCGATGAAAACAGACCAGATCAAGCTCCCCGTGAGCGTGGCCACCGAAATCGTGAACAAGGCCAAGGACACCAGCACCATCGCGTCCCTGAGCCCCAGCACGCCGCAGATCTTCTCCGACGCCGACTACCTCGTGTTCAACGGCAAGAGCGAAGCCGAGGTCGTGGCCGAGGGCGCCGTCAAGGGCAGCTACGAGCAGACCGTGGATTCCGTCGTGGCGAAGCGCTTCAAGGTGCAGACTACCACCCGCGTCACGAGCGAACTCCAGTGGGCGGACGAGGACAACCAGCTGCAGATCATCCGCAGCATCCAGGCGGATCAGGCAGCCGCTTTGGGTCGTGCGCTCGACTACGTGATCTACCATGCGATCAACCCGAAGGCTGGCACCGTGCTTTCCGGATTCAACCCGTTGAGCACGTCCGCCGTGCAGGTGATCGCCGGCGATGACGACATCAGCAACGTGGATGCCTTGGCCGACGCGCTGAACGACTCCTACGACATCAACGGCGTGGCATTGTCCAAGACTTGGGCGTCCCGTCTGCGCAAGCTGCGCGTGCCCTCCACCGGCATGCGCTTCTATCCGGAGATTCCGCTGAACCTGCAGGCCGGCAGCTTGGACGGCATCACCGCCGCGACCTCCGGCACCGTCAACGGGCGACTGGCCACGACCCCGACGAAGGTGCTCGCGTTCATGGGAGACTTCAGCCTCATCAAGTGGGGCATGGTCCGCGACCTGACCAGCGAGATCATCGCCTACGGCGATCCGGACCAGACCGGCGTGGACCTGAAGGCGCACAACCAGATCGCATACCGCACCGAGGCGATGTACGCGTTCGCCGTCATCGACCCGCACGCATTCGCGGTACTCAAAACCAAGTGAGGTGAACTATGAGTTTTCCCATCCAGACGCTTGTTGTCAATCCTGTAGGAGAGGAAAAGCACACTGTCGGTCCGCTGGACGCGCAGGTGCGACTCGTCAACACCGACGGCACCGACTTCTCCGCAGGCTCCAGGGCTTACGAGCTGCAGGCGGCCGGCGAGGACACCCTCGGCGCGGTCAAGCGGTTCGCACCCGAACAGACGCTTGGGAACGTCGATGACAATATCGCCAAGGCAGCCGCAGCTGCTCCGACCAAGGACGAATACGACAAACTCGTCACGGCCTTCAACACACTGGCGAAACAGTTCAACGACCTTGTCGCCGGCTTCGAGGCCTCTGGAATGATCAAGCTGCCGGAAAAGAAGTGACCATGACGGACGAACCAGACGTGTTCGCCACCTCCGTCGACCTCGAACAGAGGTGGCACAAACTCACCGACGAGGAACGTGAGAAGGCCGACACGCATCTCGCGGACGTGACCGACTACATCAAGGAACGCTCCCCGAACTGGCAGCGGCTCCTCGACGAACGGCCGCGACCGTTGACGAAGATCACCTGCGACATCGTCCGCAGAATCATGCAGGCCGACCCGTACGGCATTCCCGGCGGCATCACGCAGATGAACCAGACCACCGGCAGCTTCAGCGAACAATACAGTTTCGGAGCGCCAACCGGCGACCTGTGGCTGCGCGGCGACGAGAAACGCATCCTCGGCATCAACGCCCAACGCGCGTTCAGCGTCGACATGGCCACAGGTGAGGTGTCCTAATGGAAACCATCGAAGTATGGCGCGGCCAGCCCACGACCGACACGGACGGCAATCCAATCCAAGGCGAACCCGTCCGTGTCGGCGCATTTCAGGCGATGGTAGCCCCAACCTCCACCATTGACCAGGTCGAGGAGAACGCCAATCCACTGACCATCGAATACACGATCCACATCCGCGGCAGCCGACCGACAGGCATCCGGGCCACCGACCTGATCAAAGTCAGAGGCATCCTCCTGCCCGTCAAAGGAAAACCGCAAGTATGGAACAACACCCACGGACGGCACGTCGGCGACGTGCTCACCGTGGGCGAGCGGAAAGGATAAACATGGCCAAGCGATGCAGATTCGTGTTCAACCGCAAGGCGTTCAGCCAACAGGTGCTGAAGAACGAGACCCTGCGGGACCGCATGCGCGACGCCGCCAACGAGGCCGTCACCGACAGCCGCTGCATGGTGCGCGACCATGACGGCAAGAACCGCAGCGGCGTGGCGATCATCTGCCCCGCACCCGTGGAGAAGGCGCACGGCACGCTAGAGGACACGCTCGGAAGGATGCGCGTATGAGCATCCCGGTCACTCCCCGGCGCACGGAACCCCTGCTCCTGTCCAAACTGAGGACACTGTTCCCGGACGTGACGTTCGACACCATCGAACGAAGCGACCTCGAACCTCCCTTCACCGAAGCCACGCTGGCCGACTCCATGCAAGGCATGAGCACCCCAATCTCGCAGTACGTGCGGCTGCGGCTGAGCGTGCGCTGCATGAGAGAGGACCATACGGGCGACTGGGACAAGGCCGCACGCCTGTGGGCCGACATCGCGAGGGAGATCATCGGGCTTGGAACCGTCGCGCCGCTCATCGACGCGTCACTCGAATCCGGGCCGGTACGCATGACTGACGAGGACAAGAGGCTGGTGTGCGCGTATGGCGTGCTCCTGCTCGAGGTCACCGTCAACTGAAACACAACCAAAGACAACGTGCCGCCACACGCGAAGAACGGAAAGGTGCAGACGAATGTCTGACAACAACGAAAAAACCACCGTCGCCGCGCAGGGCGCGACCGACTACGGGTACGTGTCCAACGGCAACACCGCAGGCAACGTGCGTCTGATCAAGAACTACGCGCTGTTCCTGTTCCCCAAGGGCGACAGCACGTTCACTGCCCCGACCGGAGTGGCCTGGACCCCGCCGGCAAGCAAGAAGCCGATCGGCTATTCCACCGAGGACGGCGCCGTCCTGCATCCGGAGCCGGGCGACAGCACCGACTACAAGGCCCACAACGGCGACATCGTGCTGTCCGACACGGATCCGGGCTACTGGACGCTCCAGCTCGCCGCCATGGAGGGCCGCAAGGACGTGGTGTCCGCCTACTTCGACGTGGACGTCGATTCGGACGGCGGCATCAGCATCAAGGGAGCCGGACTGAAGAAGGAATGGATCCTCGTATTGGTCGCGCTCGACCAGCAGGACCGCCCCTTCCTCCTGTACGGCACCAACGCGAAGGTGAGCGACCGTGACGACGTGAGCCTGAAATCCAGCGAGATCATGAACTTCAGCATGACGTTCAAGATGCTCAAGGGCACCAACGGCGAACAGTTCCACGCATGGGGCCTCGTCACCGAAGACGCCAAGTAGCCCATTGATTCTTCCCGTGCGGCCGATGGCGGTCGACCGCACGGGACCTTACCCATAACCGCCGATAACCATGAAACGGAGACGAAATGAGCGACAACACCTACCATGTCGTGGACGTGGACCTGACCGACGCGGAGGAGCTCAAGCCCGACGTGCACCTCGAGGTCGCCGGAGCGAAACTCGACCTGCCGAACCTCAACAACGCGGAACTGCCCATCGAACTCGTGCAGGCCATCCTCCTGGTCAAGAGCAGGCCGACGCTCTCCGACGAGGAGACCAGCGCGTGCATGGCCGCGTTCCTCGCGTACTTCCAGGCGATGAAGCCGAACTTCTGGAACGTGCTGCGCAAGACGGAACGTCCGATCGCCTACCTCACCGCCACGGTGAAGGCGTGGGCCGACGAATCCGGGACTGGACCCAAAAGCGTTTACCTCGCCCACCTCTGGAACAACCACCGCGCGGCACTAGCCTACGACTGGATCCGAGCGTACGGGCAGATATACAGGCCCGTACGCTTCCAGGAATGGGTTGAAGGCCAACGTCCACGAGTCGATTGGGGACTCGCCTGGGCGTTGACCCGCGAGATTCTCAAAGACCACACGAGCCACTCGTGGATGGCATTGCAGAACGCCGTCTACGTGCCCGACGGAGCTGAACAGGCCGCATGGCTGACCGCTCCTGAGCAAAAGAAACGACCATGGTTCGACCACGGGCACGATCCCCTCCGCCAGCCGACACCGACGCACAGCCTCACCCGTCGACAGCGCGAGGACAGGGAACGGCTCAAAGCCTACTTCCACATCAACGACGACCTCTGATCCCGACCGCCATCGGAATCCCGACAAACAGCAAGGAACACGATGGCAGCACAGGACATCGGCGTCGTATACGTCCACGTCGAACCATCCGGCAAAGGATTCGGCAAAAGCATCGAAGGCGACATCGGCGACGCCGTCAGCAAAGCCTCTAGGAAAGGCTCCAACACCCTCATCTCGAAGATCGGCGGCGCGTTCGGCAAGATCGGCAAGGTCGGCACAGGCGCGATCGCCACCATCACCGGAGGCATCACCGCACTGGCCGCCAAAGGCGGCTTCACCCGAGCGCTCAACATCGAGAACGCGCAAGCCAAACTCAAAGGCCTCGGCCACGACAGCGCAAGCGTCACCGAAATCATGAACGACGCGCTCGCCTCCGTCAAAGGCACCGCGTTCGGACTGGGCGACGCCGCGACCGTCGCGGCCAGCCTGTCCGCCTCCGGCGTCAAGGAGGGCGGCGAGCTCACACAGGTCCTCAAGACCGTCGCCGACACGGCGCAGATCAGCGGCCGTAGCCTGACCGACATCGGCACGATCTTCGGATCGGTCGCCGCGCGAGGAAAACTCCAGGGCGACGACATGCTCCAGCTCATGTCGAGCGGCATCCCAGTCCTCCAGATGCTCGGCAAGCACCTGAACAAGACCAGCGCCGAAGTGTCCGACATGGTCTCGGACGGCAAGATCGACTTCCAAACCTTCGCCGACGCCATGCAGGAAGGCCTAGGCGGTGCCGCACAAAGCGCCGGAACCACGTTCGCCGGCGCGCTGGCGAACGTGAAGGCCGCGTTGAGCCGACTCGGCGAGACCGCAGCCACGCCCGTCCTCAACGGACTGCGCGGACTGTTCAACCAGGCCATTCCACTCATCGACGCGTTCACCGCGGCGGTGTCCCCGACTTTGGAGAAGGTCGGCGCGGGATTGCAGAAGGGATTGGAACAGGCCATCCCCACGGTCACCGCCTTTTTCGACAAGCTCGGCAAAAGCCAGACCGTCCAGCAGTTCGTCTCCTATCTCGCTTCCCTCAAGGACGATCTGAAGGAACTCGGCTCATCCCTGTCGGGAGCTGCCGGAGCCGTCTGGAACGTCATCTCCGGACCGCTCTCCGAACTCTACAATCAGGCGAAAGGACAATTGCCCGCAATCGCTGACGGATTCAAAACGCTCCTGCATGCCGTGTCAGGTCTTCTCGACTACGTGTCGGCCCACGCGGACAGCATCATCCCGCTGGCCAAGGGAATCGCCGCGTTCATCCTTGCCAGCAAAGGCATCAGCGCGGTATCCGCCGGCTTCAAAGCATTGCCAGCCGCATTGGACGGCATCAGCAGAAGCGCCACTGGAATCACCACAGCGGCAAAAGGCATCTCTGGATTCGTCAACCTTGCCACCGACCTCGGCGGCATCGGCCCGGCATTGAAAGCCACCGCAGGCAACTTCGGCATCGTGCAGACAGCCGTCGGAACGTTCAGAACAGTCGCCACCGCGGCGCGAACCACATGGGGACTGTTCACAGGACTCCTCGCCGCGAACCCATTCGTCCTCGTCATCGCAGGCATCACCGCGGTCGTGGCCGCACTGACCTGGTTCTTCACCCAAACCGAAACGGGCAAACAGCTCTGGAACAGCTTCGCTACATGGTTCACGGGAATCTGGAACCAGATCAGCACAGCATGCCAACCCGCACTGCAAGCCATCGGAACATTCATCACCCAGACCATGAGCCAAATCCAGCAAATCTGGCAAACCGGATGGACACTCATCACCACCATCCTCCAAAACGTCTGGAACGCAATCGGCCCCATCATCATGACCGCACTCACCGCGATCATCACCGGCATCCAAACATTCATCACCACCATCACACCACTCCTGCAAGCCGGAATACAGAACATCCAAACCATCTTCCAAACCGCCGCCACCATCATCAGCACGGTCTGGAACGGACTATGGAACACCATATCCACCGTCGTACAAGGCGCATGGACCATCATCACCACAATCATCAGCACCGCACTCGCCGTCATCCAAGGCATCATCCAACTGGCGCTCGCGGTCGTCAACGGGAACTGGAGCGCCGCGTGGTCGGCCATCCAGGGCATCGCGTCGGCAGTGTGGGGCGGCATCCAAGGCGTCGTCTCCGCCGGCATCGGCATGGTCAGCGGAGTGGTATCCGCCGCATGCTCGACCATCCGAAGCGTGTGGGCCGCGTTGTGGAATGGCGTCGGAAGCATTGTGTCGAGCGTCTGGGGCGGCATCGTCGGCACCGTAAGCAACATGGTTGGCCGTGTCGGGAGCGTCGTGAGCGGGATCGGCGGAACCGTCCGGAGCGCGGTGTCCGGCGCGGGAAGCTGGCTGGTGGATGCTGGCCGCAACATCATCCAGGGATTGATCAACGGCATCACAGGAATGGTCGGCTCGTTGTATTCCAGCATCACCAACGCGTTGTCGGGCTTGGTGGACAAGGCCAAGAACGCTTTGGGCATCCATTCCCCGTCGCGTGTGTTCCGCGACGAGATCGGCGTGATGGTCGGACGTGGCATGGCATTGGGCATCGACGATTCCGCGCATGTGGTCAGCCGTTCCATGGATTCGCTCGTCTCCACGATGAGCCTCTCCGACGCGGACTGGTCGAAGACCGGCAGGCTGAACGTCACGGCCGGCACCGGCGCCAATGCCGGCGACGGCGATCTGCGGGAACTCATCGCGGCCGTCGAATCGCTGCACGACGACCTCGGATCGATCATCGCCAGGTGTACGCCGACGATAGGGGACCGCGACTTCGCAAGGAAGGTGAGAAGTGCAATCGCTTGAATACGCGTGCGCCGCCACAGGTGAGCGAATCGGCTTCGAAGGGCCTCTGTACGGCGAAACGCTCGCCGGACTGCGCGGCCGCGTCTGGGACTACAGCATCGGCGCACGCGGCCTGACCGGCATCACCCGCGGCGCGCGCGAGGAGACCGTCGCCGTGAAGATCCATGATTCGCCGTCCACGCTCGACCTGCTGCGCCGCCTCGCCGACGCCGACATGGCCGCCGGCACGCCAGGCACCCTCGTGGCCGACGGCGAATGGGAGACCAGGGCATGGATCGCGAAGAGCGAGCCGCAGTCCATCACGCCCACGATGGTCGAGACGCAGCTGACCATCGTGCTTGCAGACGGCGTGTGGCGGCGCGGGACCACCGAACACCACGATCCGCGAGCCGACAAGGCCGGCGGCGACCTCGACTACCCGTACGACTACCCGCACGACTACGCCGGCATGAGCATCCTCGACACCGTGACCAACGCGACCGGCATGCCGCAGCCGGTGAAGCTCACGATCTTCGGCCCGTGCGTCAACCCGTACATCATCATCGGCACGAACCGGTACGAGGTCGACGCGACCATACCGGCCGGAAGCCGCCTCGAAGTCGACGCGGCCTCCGATAGCAGAACCGTCACGATGATCTCGGACACCGGCCTGCACACCAACCTCTTCGGCAAAGCCGTGCGAGGCACCGGACGCGGATCCGGAACCTACATCTTTGAACCGCTGCCGCCCGGCATGAGCACGATCAGCTGGGCTGGCGGATTCAAATTCGACTTGACCGCCATCGAAGAGAGGAGCGAACCGCCATGGACCTGATCGTCACCGACACGAACGGCACGCCGTCCGGCTCGTACGCCTCATGGACGCTCGACCTGGCATACGGGTCGGGGGAGAACGACTTCGACCTCCAATGCCCGGCATGCCTGAAACCAGGCTGCCGATGGTGGGTCGACGGCACCGGCTGGGGCGGCATCGTCGACGACGTGAAGACCAGCGTCACCGGCGGCGAGGGCGAGCTCACCTACCGCGGTCGCGACTGGCACGGCCTGCTCGCCTCGAAGATCCTCGAACCCGACAAGGGCAAGGACTACCTGACCATGAGCGGCACGATCGGCACGCTCCTGCGCACCGTCATCTCCCGTATCGGACTGCAGGACATCCTCACCGTCACGGAAGGCACATCCAAAACCGCAAACTGGCAGTTCGACCGGTACTGCGACGCGTGGAGCGGCCTGTCCAAGATGCTGCGCGCATCAGGACTGCGGCTGCGCATCACCGCAGCGCAGAACGGCGTGACAGTCGACGCGCCGCCGATCACGGCCGCCGGCGACCTCATCGACTCCGACCTCATCGACTTCGATGCGACCCTCGCCTCGCATCCGATCAACCACCTGATCTGCCTCGGCAAGGGCGAACTCAAGGACAGGATCGTCGTCCACTGGTACGCCGACCAGAAAGGCACGCTCAGCCATACGCAGACCATCAAAGGCGCGGATGAGCGCACAAGCGTCTACGAGCTCAGCAACGCCGACGCCGCCGAACTCGAGACCAAAGGCAAGACAAAGCTCCAGGAGCTGCGAGATACGGGCAGCATCGACGTGGATGTGGAATCCGACGGCATCGACCTCGACGTGGGCGACACCGTGACCGGCCGCGACAACACCACCGGCATCAAGGTCACCGCCGAAATCACCAAAAAATCATCAAAATCGAAGACGGCATCCCGACCGTAACCTACGAGGCGACCACCGCATCCACGGAATCGACCGGCGAGACCGGCGGCGGTGGATCAAGCTCCGGAGACGGCCACGCCTACTACGCCGGCAGTGGCCTCACCCTCTCCAACTGGACGTTCAGCGCCGATGTGACCGCCGCCGACCTCGAAACGGTCCGCAAAACCGCCACCGAAGCCAACAAGGCCGCAAGCGACGCCGCGGCCGAAATCGCCGGCGCACGAGACCTCGCCAAACAGGCGGACGGCAAAGCCGACAAGGCGCAAACCACCGCGGATGCGGCGAACACGCTCGCAAGCCAGGCGAACGACACGGCACAGGAGCGGGTGAAGACCATCGCCGCCGGCACAGGCGTCACCGCCACCCGCGCCGGAAGCACGGTGACCCTGACCGCGCCGAACACGCTGCCCGCGCCCACCAGCCTCACCAGCACCGACCTCAACACGCTCAAAACCGGCTATGGTGCCTACTGGGCGGGCGGCGGCAACACCTGCTCGCACAAGCCAAGCGGCGTCGGACACTTTGGCCTGATCGTGCAACGCACCGCACTCGGCTGGACCACCCAACTCCTCACCGACCCGCAGACCGGGAAGATCTGGCGGCGCACCTGGAACTCCGGCAGCTGGGACGAATGGAAGGCGCTGGCCGAGGACCGGGACGCGACCACGACGATCCACGGCCTCATGAGCAGCGGAGACAAACAAAAACTCAACAGAATCCAGGACGGAGCGAACGCCTACACTCTGCCCGTGGCCGCAACGGATGCCATCGGCGGCGTCAAACCCGACGGCAAGACCATCACCATCAGCGAGGACGGCACCATCACCGCACAATCCAGCGCAACAGCGGCATCCTTCCTCGCCGCACACCCAATCGGCTCGCTCTACTGGTGCGTCGCCGGCAACCCCAACGACCAGGGCGGCACATGGAAGGAAATCCCCACAATCATCGGAGGACACGTATGGCAAAGACTCGCCTGAAAGGAACATCATGGCAAAAACCACGAACATCACCAAATACACATGCGACCGCTGCCACGACAGCGCATACCTCACCGACGGAGATCCGCGCACGTCGAGCGACTGGCACCAGATCAAACACACCACCGCGGACGGAGTGACGCAGGAGGCACTGGCATGCACCTCATGCCAGCAGGAATTCAAGAAACTCGCCGCCACGCAGGACGCGGCCTACACGGCATGGCTTACCGAGGGAAAGGACTGACATGACCACCACGCTCATCACAGGCAAGGGCGGCACACCGCACATCACCAGCGGCGACATGGGCGCCATGCAAGCCGGAATCATCGGCAACGGCAGCTACCTGCTGCAGGGGGCTGACGGGAAATTCCCCGCGGTCACCATGCAGGACGCCAACCATGCGCTGATCCCAGTCCTCAACCTCGTGGTCGAAGGACGATACGCGCGCGTCACCGAGGCCGAGACCGCGACCATCGAAAGCGGCATGAGCGGCCGGAACCGCAACGACCTCGTCTGCCTCAAATACACACGGAACGGTCAGAACATCGAGACCGCCGCCATCGCCGTACTCAAAGGCACGCCAAACACCGGAACGGCCGCCGATCCGACCGTCCCGTCGGGCAGCATCCACTCGGCCTCCGGCACGGCGTGGATCCCGATCGCCCGCATCCCGATCAGCGGGATCACGCCCGGCACGCCGGTCATGCTCATCAAACAGCTGCCTCCCATGTCGAAGCTGTGGGATTCCGTAACCCAGACATGCCAACTGCGATGGCAGGACACCGCATCGTTCGTTCCGGCTTCTTATGGCGCTTCGAACACCATCACGGTCAAAGACGGTCTGATTTTCGTGGACCTGTCTTCGTTCAGAAGCACCGTGAAAGTCGGCGATTACTCTGTCTGGCTGTTCGAAGAGGGCGTGAAGCCCTCCAGAACGGTCGGTCTTGGGTGCGTCGCGAACGTGGCTGGCATCGCGTATGGCAAACAGGCGAGGTGGAACACTAACGGGTCGGTGACGCTTATCGGAGGCGTGGGTTCGGCCGATATCGTCCAATGCTTCTCGAAGATCATTCCGGTGCCTGATGGTGTGGAATTCGTCTAGGCCGCCAACCAACAGCCGTGCGCCGTGGAGTAGGCGGATCTCGGGTCGCCCAGCATCTGCACCTTCCCGTCACGCGCGACAAGCAGGCTGAAACCGCAGGACGGGAACGCGATGATGCTCATGTCGGCGAGCGGACGGAACGCTTCAGGGATGGTCTCATTCGCCGTCGAGTAGTTCTGCTGTCCACTGCTAGTGAACTTGACGTTGCCGTTGATCGTGACGATGCGTCCGACCCGACACAGAGTGAGGCTGTCGTTCGTATACGGCGGCTTCCACTGCTGGGTTACGGAAAGCTATTTCACCGGCCAGCAGCCGCAGACGCGGAAATAGTATCCGCGGTTCATGCTGCCGCTGATCGTGACCTTGCCGTCAGCATCGAAGGACAAGGCTCCATGCTGCCCGTTCACACCTTCCAGCAGTATCGCGCCTTCATCCTCCGGCAGGAAACCGGCGGCCATCGTCTCATTCACGATCTGGCCGTTGGAATTGATGTCGTTTGTGAAGGACGTGTTGCCAAAAGCGAAAGCCATCATGCCGACCTTGGCGAGACGCACCGTCATGCCGTAAGGCCCATGCCAGATCTGCCGTTCAAGAGTTACGGAAAACTATCCTCATGGGATCGGATAGCAGAGCGAACCGACGCAACCCTGATTGCTGCCAGCGGCTCCCATGTTCGCACATCGGATGGTGCCGTTCGGATTAACGACGAGCATTCTTGCCGTTTGCCCGTTCGACACGCACACCATCGCATTGACCTCGACGGGCGGGCGCAGTTCGGCGGGCAGCACGTATTCGCATTGCACCGAATCCCAACTACCATTACCGATATTGCCGGAGTATTTGACCAGCATCATCATGCCGATATGGATGACCGTGAAGCCCTTCGCATTGTACAAGGTTACGGAATCCCTTACCGCATGATTGCCTTCTCCCACAGCTTCTGCGCGTCCTTGAGCACTGTCACGTCCGGCCGCAGGTAATAGCGGGCCGTGGTCTCGATGCTCGAATGTCCCAGAGCGCGGCTCACGACGGCCACATCCACTCCGGCAGTCAAAGCGCTCGTCGCCCACGAGTGACGCAGGTTCTCCCTGGGCACGAAAGGGAGACGCTGCTCACGGCACCATCGCCTGTAGCGACGGTCCACCTGCCCGGGATTCAGGCCGCCGACAAGCCTGCCAGACCCGCCGTGGCGGATCAGCCGCAGACGAAGCACCGCGAACCGGGGGAGCACGAGCTCCCTAGCCGACAGATCGGTCTTTGGCTCGACAACGACCTCATGGCCGGATACCCATTGCACACCGCGCCGGATTCGTACCATTCCGCCGCGCAGGTCGATGTCCGACCATTCGAGGCCAAGCGCCTCCTCAGGCCTGAGCCCCAGCGTAACGCTGCAGATGAGCCATGCCTCGAGCTCATGCCCCCAGAACCCACGCAGGAGCGTCGCGATCTGCCGCGAATCGAGCACGCGCGGCTGATGATCCGTCCTCTTCGGTCCCCTGACGCGCGTGGTCACGTCCACACTGCTCATGCCCCACCTGAATGCCTTGCGGAGCATGGTGCGAAGAACGCCCCACGCCTTGCGCGCCGCGCCGCGCGGCATGCCGGCCATCCACGTCTCGATCATGCCGGCAGTGATCGAATCGATCTCAAGCCCGCCGAAAGCGTCCACGATATGGCATCGCCACGCGCTCTCATATCCGACCATGGTGCATTCCCTCAAATTCGCGCACGACGGCAGCCACACCTCGTCATAGAAAACGGACAACAGCATCTTTTACCTCCAAATCCCACACGCCGTCGCGGCCAATCCACGACGATCGCCGTGTGGGATTCCAAGCCTAGAAAAGAGGCCCGCATGCAACTGCTCGATCAGATCGTCGCATGGCTCGTGCCCGCCATGTGCGGCGGTGCGGTCACGCTCGCCGCGGTGGCGTGGAGATACGGGCGTGCGGTGATCCACGGGCTGCGCGTTCTGCTTCGCGCCGAGATCATCCGGATCCATCGCGAATACGTGCAGTCCGGCCGACCGATACCCGTCGAGGTGATGGACGAGGCCGACGACGCGTACGACGCGTACAGCGCGCTCGGCGGCAACGGGACGGGAACGAAGATGCACGACGAGATCATGGCCGCGCATAACGGCCCCACAAGGAAGGAGCACTCATGACATTGGTGCATTTCCACTTGACGGATGCGGAGGGCTCCGGCCTTTCCGGCGGCGTGAGCCTGGTACCCACGCGCCGTGTGACGGTGCGTGATGCGATCAGGCTGCCGGTCGCGCAGACTGTCAAGCTTACGGCGGGCGAGGCCACCGTGGAGGTGATGCCGAGCACCACGCAATGGGTGTGGCGTGCGAGCGAGCTTGTGGCTGCCGGCGCCACCCGCTACGTGGAGGTGCCCGATTCCGCCCAGACGGTCGAGTACGCCGGGCTGGTGGACGTGGATCCCGCCACGCTCGACCAGAGCTCGGAGACCGTGGCTGCGTGGGAGACCGTCACCCGCGCCGCCCAGTCCGCCCTGGACCAGATCGAATCGATCGACGACAAAGTGACCCGTGCGGAAAGCTCCGCGCAGGCCGCGAAGGCCAGCGAGGGCGTGGCCGGGCAGGAGAGCGCGAAGGCGGCGGATGCGGCCGCGAAGGCACTCGCATCGCAGACGGCGGCGGCATCCAGCGCCAGTCTCGCGCACGAAGCCGAGACCACGGCGCAGGGGCTGATCGGCGAGGCGAAGACCATCGCCGGTCAGCTCACCGAAACCGCCGGACAGGTCAAACAGGATGCGGCCACGACATCCCAGGCGGCGGAGACCGCCACCGTCAAGGCCGCTGCCGCCGCTACCGCTCAGGATAGAGCGGAAACAGCAGGGCAGGCTGCGGAAACGGCCATGCAGACGGCTCAGGCCAAGGCGGATGCGGCTGCCGTGAGCGCCGACAAGGCGCGGATTTCCGAGACTGCAGCCGCAAAGTCGTCCGAGAGCGCCGGACAATCCAAGTCGGCGGCATCGGCATCCGAGAGCGCGGCGGCACGGTCGGCGGCGAAGGCAAAAGACAGCGAGACCGCGGCCGGTGCCAGCGCGGCCAGCGCGGCGGCGGACGCCCAATCAGCCAATACCTCCGCCAGCACGGCCACCGGCAAAGCGCATGATGCGGCCACATCGGCCGATAAGGCCAAGGCCAGCGAGAACGCCGTCAAGGCATCGGAGACGGCGGCGGCCAAGTCCGCCGCGCAGGCCGCCGACAGCGCCGCAGCAATCCCGAAATGGATCCAGTGCACGGACGCTGCCGACGCCGCCGCCAAAAGCGCCGCAGACCCGCTTAACTTCTACTGGTGGCCAAGGGAGGCGGCATGAGCGGCGTCAGCATCATGGGAAGGCAGGTGGGCGGAGCGTGCCGTGCGGGCCGCATGATAGGACTCTCGCATTCCGGCACACGCCTCGTACTGCCCAATCCCGCTGACAATCTCATCGTCAACGGCGGGTTCGAGCAGGTGCTGACGGGATGGACGGCGATAGGCGACGGCTCTGTCGTCACATCATCATCGGCAAATTCTGCCGTCCACGATCCGCATGGCGGACTCGCATGGTATATGAGCCGCAGCAATGACGGCGGGGTGTCGCAGACCGTGGCCGTCAGCCCCGGCTCACGCTACCGCCTCGACTTCTGGCATGCCGTCGGAGATGGAAGCTCATGGCGCAGAGTCACGGCGACGGTCACGGCCGGAGACGCGGTGGTGGCATCAACCAAAACGCCAATCAGGGCTGATACGCAATGGTATGAAGTCACTCTCGACTTCACCGCGCCCAAGGACTGCACGGCCGTTACCGTCACGATCACGGAAAACACATGGCTGAGGGTCGATGACGTGAGCCTTGTAGAAATCATCTAAGGAGGAATCATGCGGCAGCAGTCTGGCGGGGGGGTATGCCTCCACGGGCTTGAAGTCGCGGGAGCCTACCATAGCCGGGAAAAAGATAGGACTCGGCAAGGCGGGGAGCCTGCTGTTCGCCGCGCTCGGCAGGAACCTCATCACCAACGGAGACTTCGAGACAGGCGACATGACCGGCTGGAAGACCAAGGGCAACAACGTCATACAGACCCGCGAAAACAGCAAAAACATCGTAGAGCCGCACGGCGGAGACTATTGGATCATGTTCGGCGGCCGCGGCAGCATGCTCCAATCGTCCTTTTTCACGGTGCAAGCCGGTATGACGCTCGAGATTAGCCTATGGAAGGCCGACGCCTGGGAAATGCGCAAACACGTGGTGTCCATGGCGCTCCCGGACGGCACCGTCGATGACATCATCAAGCTTCCGGCCATCGACCACGAGGACTATTACAAGTGGCAGCGTTTCTCGACTACGTGGACGGTGCCCGAAGGCATCACGAGCGCCTCCCTGCGAATCAACACCGTAGACGGCTTCGGGCGCTTCGACGACATCAGCGTGCGGCAGATCATCTAGCAGATCATCTAAGGAGACAATAATGATTGATTATCCGCTTCGTGCGGGGGGGGTATGCGTCAATGGCCTGCCGGTCGCCGGAATCTATCATGCCGGCCAGCGCATCGGGCTGACACACGACGGCGCACTGCTCGTGCCGTCCGGCAAGAATCTGCTGAACTACGGCGTCGCGCAGGCCGGGCACATGATCGCGTCCGTCATCGACGATGGCGGCCTGCGCGTCGCCGCCACCGCGCCGATGAACAGCTGGATCGGCTTTCGCTGGAAGGCCGACATCGCACCTGAGCTTCATGAGGGAGACAAGCTCACGCTGAGCCTTGAGGACGGCGATACCCTTAACGGCATCTGCTTCCAGGTCTTCTTCTATGATGCGGCCGGCAAAATGCTGCAGCGAGCCACCTTCACCAAGGACAACATAACGTCTCTGAAAAGTCTCACTGTGCCGGCCGACGCCATGACATACGACACTTGCGTCTTCACCTACGGGAAACTGTCCGAATCCACAACGAGCATCCTGCACCCCCAGTTGGAGCTGGGCGATAAGCGCACCTGCTGGGAGCCGCCAGAAAAACTGCGGGGGGGGGTGAGCGGCTGACCTCAACCGTGTGCGGCGCATGGGACAACTGGGGCACGAAATTCCCGACATGGGAAGTGTCCGGCCATACGGCGCATGTCGCACGACCGGACACGGCGACCGGATGGAAAGCACGAAGGATGAGCGCCGTCACCCTCCCGGCGGGAACCTACAGCGTGCGCGTCGACATCACCGACGCCGCCGGCCTCGCGTTCGAGGTGCATGTCGGCGGTAGGGTCGCCTTCTACGCCGGAAGCGACTGGCGCAGATTCACCCTGGACCAGCCGACTGAAGTCTACGTGCAGCTGGCCGTCAGTTCCACATGGACAGGCGAAGCCACCCTCACGCCCGTCATCCTCGAAGGCGATTGGACAACCACCTGACATCCTATTTTCCAACAAACCGCAAGGCCATCCCACAGGGGGTGGCCTTTTCTATTGCCCCGAATCGGGGCGGGAAGGAGAGGAATTTGAGCATCCTCAACAAAGGCAAGCCGAAGCACATGAAACCCCGCCGACGCTGGCGCACGCCGCTGACCGCGCTCGCCATCGCAGTCTCCATGGCATTCGCCCCGGCGGCGATGGCCGACATGGACGGGTACGACATTTCGAACTGGCAGTGCGGCATTGACACCGCGACCGTGCCGGCCGATTTCGTCATCGTCGGCACCACATGGGGTTCCGGCGGCGTGTACGGCGGGTGCCTGTCCAACGGCGTCAACACCGACGCCAACCGTCAGCTCGCCGGAGCCATCAACAGCGGCAAGGAGACCGGCGTCTACCACTACGCGCTCGGCGGCAACCCGGAGACCGAAGCCCGGTTCTTCGTCGACAACGTGCGTGGATATGTGCACAGGAGCGTACTGATCCTCGACTGGGAGGCGCAGGACAACGCCGCCTGGGGCGACAAGCAGTGGCCGCGCCGCTGGGCGCGCGAGGTCAAGCGTCTGACGGGCGTGAACCCGATCATCTACACGATGGACTCCGGGTACTGGCAGGTCGCGGGCATGGAGGCGGAGCTGGACTGCGGCATCTGGATCGCACAGTACGCGACGAACCTCGTCACCGGATACCAGACCGCACCGTGGAACATCGGAGCGCGCGGCGAGGTGATGAGGCAGTACACGTCCAACGGCAGTCTCAGCGGCTGGTCCGGACGCCTCGACCTGAACAAGTTCCGCGGAGACCGCGCGGCATGGCGCAAGTACGCGAACCCCGACGACAGGGGTGCGGCGAGCCTGCCGAACGTCAAGCCGACGCCACAGCCCACGACCGCGCCGAAGGTCGACCTGGACGCTTTGGCCACGCGCACCATCCGCGGCGATTTCGGCAACGATCCCGCACGCCGCCAGGCGCTCGGATCCAACTACGCGGCGGTCATGGACATCGTCAACCGGCGACTGTCCGGCAGCGGCGTCACGACGCCATCTGGCAACACCGGCTCGTACTGCGTCGTGGTCAGCTCCGGCGACACCATGGGCGCGATCGCCTCCCGGACCGGCCGCACGCCGGCCAGCGCGTGGAGCGTGCCCAGCGGCAACATCAACCGCATCTGGCCAGGGCAGCAAGTCTGCTACGGCGGTTCGACCGCTTCCAGCATCGGTGCTCATGTCGTAACCACCTCGCACGTGGTCACCGCGGGCGAGAGTCTGTGGAAGATCTATGGTTCCGGCTGGCCGGCCGCGGCCCAACGCAACGGGTTGCGTGCCCCGTACACGATTTATCCCGGTCAGGTCTTGCACTGACCGGCCTCCGAATTTTAAGGAGGTGTGGAATGGGCGAATCCAATACCAATGGCTACCTGCTGCCGGACAAGGCGTATCAGGCGCTCAAGTGGCTCGCGTTGATCGCTTTGCCTGCGGTCGCATGGCTGGTCGGTGCGGTCGGCCCGCAGTGGGGATTGCCGCACTGCGGTGAGATCGTCACCACGATCAACGCGGTCGGCTTGTTCGTCGGCGCTCTGATCGGCGTGAGCCAGCTCACGGCAGCCAAGCCGGACAATTCCAACGAAAAATAAGTGTTGCACCTGTTTCAGGCCCAACACTTAACCGTGAGTGATTTTCGTACCCTCATGTAACGCGCGCCCCTCTCTCAGCATTGCTGAACTGCGCCCCGGAAGTTGGACGTGGTTTATTAATGGTACCTGATTAGGCTGTGAGGGACATGTTCCGGAATTCCTCCGGGGTGTGTCCCTCCAGTCGTATCTGGCGTCGTCTGGTGTTCCAGT